GAGTGGTACGACATGCTCATTGGTCTAGACACAGATACCTTAGCCTACATCGGTCTCAACTCATGTTACGAGAATGTCCTGAAGCATAACTCCTTGGCTGGATGTCTTTCCATGATTGGTGCCAGGGTCGAGCTCGAAGTGTGGGCTGATGAGCTCGAGGAGTATGACACAAGTCTCTTCAAGCGCCTGGTGAACCAGGTGACTAAGGACCACTCGAGTGAGCGGTACCGGATGAAGGCAGCTAGGATCATAGCGTCTAAGGCTGGATTTCAGTTCACTAAGTGGGGACGAAAGGACAAGGTCAAAGCAGCCTCCCCAATCCTGTCAGCTATCCTCGAGGTCTCAGATTTATTTGAGGTGGTAACGGTCGAGGAGAACCTAAAGACACACAGGACACTAGGTCTGACTGAGGCAGCTGAAGAACTCCTAAAGCATCGTCTTTTCGATGCGTCATGGACCGAGCCTATGTTCGGACCTTTGGTAGTACCACCTAAGCCCTGGACGAGCTTTGAGACAGGTGTCTACCAAGACCAAACCCTATCCGCCCTGGTACCTTTGGTCCGTAAGTGTACGTCGGAACAAAAGAGGGCGATTGAGAGAGACTTCGAGAAGCACGGTGAACCTTTGTACGTCAGAGCTCTGAATGCGCTCCAGGCCACACCCCTGAGGATCAATAAACGGGTTCTCGAGGTCTTGGACTTCTGTGCCCAAGAGAAACTAAGGTTCGGCAAGTTCCCGGAGCTCGAGCCCCCTATATTTCCAAAGCTCCCAGAGAACTTCGAAGAGCTACCTGAGAAGACCCAGAGGCAGCTGAAGCGGGATCAAAAGGATTGGCACATTAAGCGACGGGAGAGCGTAGCTAACCTGGTCGTCATGAATGATGACCTTCGAACCGCCAAGAAGATGGCAGAAGTAGACCAGTTCTACATTGGTTGGTCTTACGACTTCCGTGGCCGTATGTACCCGACATCGAGCTTTTCTTACCATAGGGATGATCACATCAAAGCTCTCTTTGAGTTCGCTAATGGTAAAGAGATTGGTGAAGAAGATCTCGGATGGTTGTCTATCCACCTGGCGAACGTGGGTGACTTCGACAAGATCTCCAAAGCAAGCCTCGAGGATCGCATCCAGTGGGTCAGTGATAACGAAGACTGGCTCCTGGAGATCTACAACAGTCCTGAAACAACTACCGATCTTTGGACTAAGGCTGACAAACCTTTTCAGTTTCTAGCAGCCATCTTTGCATACTTTGATGAGAGTAAGCAGTACCACCTGCCTATCAGCCTCGATGGTACGAACTCAGGTGTCCAGCACTACGCTATGGCCCTGAGGTCAGAGAAGGACGGGCACATGGTTAACCTGGTGCCCAGTGATAAATGCCAGGATGTCTATCAGAATGTAGCGGACCAGGTCATCGAAGACCTGACTGAAGATGGAACTGATGATGCTCAGATGTGGCTGGACTTTGGAGTAACTAGGTCAACCGTGAAGCGGAATGTCATGACCTACGGTTATTCGAGTGTCGAGCGTGGGTTTGGCGATCAGATCATTGAAGACCTGATGCAACCCCTGCAGAGGGACGTGAACTACGGCAAGATCTCAGAGCACCCTTTTGGTGACCTTCGGCAGCAAGAGCACTACGCTCGGTTCCTGGCCAAGTTCACATACCAGGCGGTCCAGAAGGTCATCTCGTCGGTAGCCCAGGGCATGGAATTCCTACAGTCATATGCTGATGCCCTGGCGCGAGAAGGTAAGTCTGTAAGGTGGAGAACACCAAGCTTCTTTCCTGCTATCCAGAGCTACACCAAGCCTGACGTCAAACGGGTGAGGATCTTCTTGTATGACCGTGAGGCCAAGATGCCCAAGGAAACCAGGTTCAGTCTCCATGGTGTAGGTCAGAGGACTGACACCAGGAAATCCAGGGCTGGGATTGCACCCAACGTCGTCCATAGTTGGGACAGTGCTCACATGCAGTTGTCTATCGTCCTGGGGCTCGAGAACGGCATCACAGACTTCTTCTGTATCCACGACGCATTCGGAACCTCAGCTGCAGACACTTGGACGTTCTACCACTGTATCCGACACGCCTTGGTGAACATGTACGAGGATCACTGTGTCCTTTCTGCCTTCGAACGTGACTGTCGGAACAGACTAGAAAACCCGGATATGGATCTCAAACCAGTTCCAGAAAAAGGGACGCTCGACGTCAGATCAGTGCTCGAGAGTGAGTATTGCTTCAGTTGAACTAACCGACCTCCTTAGAAGCTACACACGAGCTTCACGTCGGAAACTGTTAAAGGAGACATTCGACATGAATAAGATAAAGTTTGTCACCCCCGCTGGAACCGCCCAGTATCCTTGGCTCCAACCAGGGCGTCCTGATACCGCGTTCGATCCAGAAGGTAAGTACAAAGTCGAACTTCGTCTGAGCCCATCTGATGCAAAGCACATGACTGATCTTTTGGATCAGGCAAAGGCTGCAAACTTTGGCTCTAAAGACAAAGTCCACGAACCTTTTAAGATTGACGAAGAGACTGGTGAGTACGCATTCAAGATCCAGTCCAGGTATCAACCAAAGTACTATGACGCTAAGGGTAACCCGATCCCACTAGATCAGGTCCCTAACATGTTCAGCGGCTCTGAGCTTCGAGCTTCTGGACAGGTTGATCCTTACATCAATGGCGCGAAGAAGGGCATCAGCCTACGCCTGGCGGCCATCCAGATCATCAACCCGGTATCAAGCGGTCTTGGTGATGGTGCTGGGGACTTCGATAGTGTCGATGGTTTTGAGGTCGGTTCATCTGGTAACGACTTCATGAGCGGTGATTTAGAAGACGATAGTGAAGACTTCTAGATATGCTTTTCGACTTGGTTATAGATCTGGCTTAGAAAAGCAGGTCAGTGACCAAATCGTAAGAGCTGGGATCGAACTTCTGTATGAAACAGAAAAGATCCAATACACCATCCCCTCGCGACGGGCGAAGTACACGCCTGATTTTAAGCTCCCTAAAAAAGGGGGCTTTTTCTTTGTCGAGACCAAGGGCATTTGGACAGTCCAAGATCGTGCCAAGCACATCCTGGTCAAGCAACAGTGCCCTGACATCGACATCCGCTTTGTCTTCTCAAATCAGAACGCCAAGTTGTACAAGGGATCTCCTACTACATACGCGATATACTGCGAGAAGCATGGGTTCAGGTACGCTGCAAAGCTGATACCTGATGATTGGCTTGAGGAAGCCAAAGAGGCGTCAAAATGCGAATTCCCTAATAAATAAAAGAGAAAACGCATTTAGACACCTTCCTTACAAAAGGAGAGCAAGGGGTCGACTTAGGTCGGCCCCTTTTTCATTTCTGGGAGAGCAACTACATGCAGGAAACAACTGAAAGTCAGTTTGTACAGCACGTACCATGCGATGACTGTGGGTCTCGCGATAACGGTGCGCTGTATGACGACGGCCATGTATATTGTTTTGGCTGCGGGACCTGGACTGGTGGGGACGGCGAGAAGCCGACGTTCACTCCAGAACGTCCAGTAAACACCAACCTCATCGAAGGTACATTCCAGGCTCTTCGCGCTCGTAAGATTACTGAAGAGACCTGCCGAAAGTTTGGCTACACCGTTGGTTCTATGGGTGGCAAAACGGTGCAACTTGCGACCTATCGCGACAAGAAGGGGCGGCCAGTAGCACAAAAGGTTCGAACTAAAGACAAGAAGTTCTCAATCGTTGGTGACGCGAAGAACATGTCACTGTTTGGATCACATTTGTGGTCAAAGGGTAAGATACTGGTCATCTGCGAAGGTGAGATCGATGCGATGTCGGTCAGCCAAATTCAGAACCATAAGTGGCCAACAGTAAGTCTGCCAAACGGCGCACAGGGCGCAAAACGTGCGCTTTTATGTAACTACGATTACGTCACTGGTTTCGACACCGTCATACTCATGTTTGACAATGACGAGCCAGGTCGGGAAGCAGCCATCGAGTGTGCTGAGGCACTGCCGATCGGCTTATGTAAGATTGCAAATCTCGGAGAGCACAAGGACGCCAATGAGGCGCTCCTTGCTGGAGATGCAAAGACTGTTATCCAAGCGATCCATCAGGCTCGAGATTATCGACCTGACGGTATCGTGGCAGCAGCCGATCTCCGAGAGGTCATTGGTGTGGGGGACGCTGTCTCTCCCATTAGTTACCCTTACGCAAAACTTAATGACCTTACTAAAGGTCTTAGGCTCGGGTCACTGGTCACCATTGCCGCTGGCTCGGGGGTCGGTAAATCGACCTTCGTTCGAGAGCTGATGTATCACGTCCAGCAATCCGGTTTTCCAATCGGAATGATGATGCTCGAAGAGAGTGTCAAACGTACAGCTCAAGGCTTGGTTGGCCTTCACATGAATAAGAACATCACTGTGAACCAAGAAGCTGCAACTGAAGACGACATTGTGTCGGCCTTCGATGACATGAGACAGGCTGGTGAATTCTATCTGTTCGATCACTTTGGTTCGACAGATCTGGACATCATCATCAACCGCATCCGCTACATGAATAAGGCGCTCGGGTGCCAGGTGATATGCCTGGATCACGTCTCGATCCTGATCTCCGGTCTTACTGGCGGAGTGAACGACGAGCGGCGCCTGGTCGATGAAATCATGACGAGGCTCAGGGTCGAGGTTCAAGCTTTGAACATCTGCTTGATCCTGGTGTCACACTTAAGACGACCACAGGGCGACAAAGGTCATGAGGGTGGGGCTCAAGTTAGCCTAAGTCAGCTTCGAGGTTCTCATGCTATCGCTCAGTTAGCTGACACCTGTATCGGTATCCAGGTCGACCCAGACGAACCAACGTCCGGTCTTCGAAATCTGGTGGTCCTCAAGAACCGACACACGGGTGAGGTCGGACCTGCCGGTGTCCTCAAGTACAGCCTCGAAACAGGTCGACTGACGGAGACAAGTGACTTCGTCAACCACATCGATGTTCCATTTTAAAACCAGGGGGGAGTGATGATTTACAAAATCGCCCTACAGGGTCGAATAGTTGAGTTTTCGACTTTCAATAATATGCATTCCGCCATCAACGATTTAATCGCTCGGAATGAGGCAGCTGGCAGGAAAGTCATTGTCAATGAACACACTAAGTTCGGTGTTCAGTTCACGCTCGTCTATCCGCAAATAAATCGTCAAGTGGATGGAACCATCAGTGTTTATGGCAAAGGTGTGACCTTACCGATCTTTGCAGAAGACATCGTTGATGACGTCCAGCGGTTGATGAAAGAAGGCAAACTGAGAAGCGAAATCTGTCGGATACTCAGCTGCCAAGTCAAAGACTACCAGAAAGCAAAAGTCTTACTCTGGCGCCGCAAACGGGCGCTCGAAGTCACTAATCAAAAGCGATAGGAGAGCCTAGATGCCATCAGAAAGATACACTCAAGTTCTATCCATGAATGAATACCAGGCGGACGTTGCTACGACCATGATTTACAAGTGGAAGATCATCTATCCAGTTCTTGGTTTAGCTAGCGAAGCTGGTGAGGTTGCAGACAAGATCAAGAAGCTCATCCGAGATGAGAACATCAAGTTTGATGGTAACGAGTACCTGTCGGAACGGCAGAGAGCTGAGATCCTGTATGAGCTAGGGGATGTGCTTTGGTACGTCGCTGCTTTGTCTCGGGACCTTGGTATCAGTCTTAATGAGCTGGCTCACATGAACCTCGAGAAACTGAGGATACGTCAGATGGGCAACAAGCTTTCAGGTTCTGGCGACCATAGATGAGCCGCTGGGTCTTCG